GAAACTAATTAGAGAAGTCTTTGAACAGACCAGCTTTATCGTCGAGGAAAAGCTCGGCAAAGGTAAGACGTACTTTATCGAAGGCGTCTTCCTTCAATCAAATTTGAAGAACCGTAACGGTCGTATGTACCCAGAGTCCACAATGGACCGTGAGGTAAACCGTTACTTGAAAGAAGCAATCAAGTCGAACCGTGCGTACGGCGAACTTGGTCACCCAGACACACCATCTATCAACTTGGATCGTGTGTCGCATCTTATTGTTGACCTCCGCAAAGAAGGCACTAACTGGATGGGTAAAGCAAAGATTTTGGACACACCAATGGGCAATATCGCTAAGGGATTGCTGGATGGTGGTGCGAATTTAGGTGTATCAAGCCGAGCGCTTGGTTCACTGAAAATGAATAATGAGGGTATCAACGTTGTTCAAGATGACTTTATGTTGTCGACAGCAGCAGATATCGTCGCCGACCCAAGCGCTCCAGATGCCTTCGTTCGTGGCATTATGGAGGGAGTAGAGTGGGTATATGTTGATGGAAAGTATGTGGAAAAGCAGATCGAAGAAGCAAAGAGAGCTATCATGGCGACCCCTTCTAAGAGATTAAACGAGCAGTCGCTCATCCAGTTTCGAAAGTTTTTAACTTCTTTGAAGTAAGAATTTAATTCTTATAAATAGAATCTAACGAAACGAATCGGACATAACCTACTAAAAACAGGAGACTATAAATGTCAGTTGAACAGAAAATTGCACAATTGCTAGCTGAATCTAAAAAACTTGAACAACAAGCTGAAGAAGTTGTTGTTGAAGAAGTTGAAGAACTTGACGAGACAGCAGCATCAGAAACAATCAAAACCAAAGCTCCAGCAGCTGGTGGTGGCGATAACCCAGACAATGCTAAGAATGCTCCAGCTAAAAAGCCAGAAGCAGGTACTAGCAAAGACAACTCTAAGTCAGGTCAAGGCGGTAACGGTGGTACGCCATCGGGCTTGCCAGTTAAAGACCCAGCTACATACAAAGCACCAGTTGTTGACGTAAAAGAAGACGTGGCAGCTTTGGTTGATGGTGAAGACCTATCAGAAGAGTTCAAAGAAAAAGCAGCTACTATTTTTGAAGCAGCTGTAGTATCTCGTATCAAGACAGAAATTGTCAAGATCCAAGAGCAATATGACGCACAGCTCGTAGAAGAGTTCGTGAAGATTAAAGAGGAAATTGTTGAAAAGGTTGATGGATACCTCGGCTATGTTGTCGAGCAGTGGATGAAAAATAATGAACTTGCCCTCGAAAGCGGTATCAAGTCAGAGCTAGCTGAGTCCTTCATTGAAGGTATGAAGCGTGTATTCCAAGAACACTACGTTGATATTCCTGCAGAAAAGTACGATGTACTTGGTGCTTTGGAAGAAGAAGTTGGTGAGTTGGAAAGCAAACTGAACGAATCCGTTAATGCAAACATTGAAATGAGCAAACAAATCGCAGAAATGCAACGCGCTGGTATCATCGCTGATTTGAGTGAAGGTCTAACCGTTACTGAATCAGAGAAGTTCGAAGCTCTAGCAGAAGATATCGTTTGCGAAGACGTGGCTACTTACACTAAGAAGCTACAAACTATTCGTGAATCATACTTCAAGCACGCAGCTCCAGTTGCTAAGACTGAAGTGTCGAGCGAACCAGCCGCTGAAGAGCAAATGATCTCTGAATCAGTTGCCCAATATGCTGCAGCGTTTGCCAAACTAAGCAAATAAATTTAAAACCTTTTCAGGAGAAAAACTATGATGTTAAGAGAAGACCTCGTTAAAAAGTGGAACCCAATCCTTGAGCATGAAAGCATGCCAAGCATTCAGGACAAGTATCGTAAAGAAGTTACGGCTGTTCTACTAGAGAACCAAGAAAAAGCATTGCGTGAAGAACGCAGCGCATTGTTTGAAACTGTTCCAGCTAACGCTAACTATAACGGTTCAAGCACTAACCCAGACACAGGCGGTGTTGCTAAGTACGATCCAATCTTGATCAACTTGGTACGTCGTTCAGCTCCACAAATGATCGCTTATGACATTTGCGGTGTTCAACCTATGACTGGCCCAACTGGCTTGATCTTCGCAATGAAGAGCCGTTACGGTAGCCAAGGCGGTACAGAAGCATTCTACAACGAAGCAGATACAGAGTTCTCTGGTGCTGACTTGGGTGCTAACACTAACCAAACAGCTATCTCTGGTAGCAACTGGTTCAACACAGTTAACCAAGCTGGCGGTATGACTACTGCTCAAGCTGAAGGTGGCTACAGCTCATCATCAACTGGTGCGTCTCCAGCTTCAGATCCAGGTCCTGGTTCTACTACGTTCAACCAAATGGCATTCAGCATCGAAAAGACTAGCGTAACAGCTAAGTCACGTGCTTTGAAGGCTGAGTACTCAATCGAATTGGCACAAGACTTGAAGTCAGTGCACGGTTTGGATGCTGAGTCTGAGTTGAGCAACATTCTGTCAACAGAAATCTTGGCTGAAATCAACCGTGAAGTTATCCGTACTGTGTATTACACAGCTAAGAGCGGTGCTGCTTCTGGTACAGTTACAACAGCTGGTGTGTTTGACTTGGATACTGACTCTAACGGTCGTTGGTCTGTTGAAAAGTTCAAGGGTCTATTGTTCCAAATCGAACGCGATGCGAACGCTATTGCCCAAGAAACACGTCGTGGTAAGGGTAACTTCATCCTGTGTTCATCTGACGTTGCGTCAGCTCTGTCTATGGCTGGTGTTCTTGACTACGCTCCTGCTTTGTCTACAAACTTGACAGTTGATGACACAGGTAACACTTTCGCTGGTGTGTTGAACGGTAAGTACAAAGTGTACATCGATCCATACGCATCTAACGGTGGTGCTAACGACCAGTTCTACGTTGTTGGTTACAAAGGCGCTTCTGCTTTTGACGCTGGCGTGTTCTACTGCCCATACGTTCCATTGCAAATGGTTCGCGCTGTTGACCCTAACACCTTCCAACCTAAGATTGGTTTCAAGACTCGTTACGGCATGGCTGCTAACCCATTCGCGCAAGGTACTACTTTGGCTACATCGATTGGTTCAAACAACAACGTGTACTACCGTCGCGTTCGTGTACAGAACATTCTGTAATTGATGAAGCTGGCATAGACCAGTGCTTTACAAGGGGACTTCGGTCCCCTTTTTTAAATTATTTTTCCAAACCACACCATTTTACGAT